CCCAGGAGGGACACCCCACAGTGGGGGCAGTTGTCCAGCGTGGTCATGGGTACGTTGCTCACAGTGGCTCCTCTGGATTCACGCGCACGTTCTCGATGCAGTCATAGTCACCACAGGTGTGGTCGACTCGCCCCTCACCTGGGGGCACTTCGTTGCCACAACCGAGGCAGTACGTCCAGGGCTCCTCGTCGTTGTCCGTGTTGCTCATGACTCGTCCTCATGACGGAGGGCGACAGCGCTGTGTCGACCAGTGACACCCGAGTCCCAAAGGACGACGAGGGTGCCGCCCTGCGCATTGCCGCTGGGCACGTGGCGCACCACTTCGCCATGGGCTAGCGCAGGGCGGTCGTTGCCCCCGCTCACGACGCGAGTGCCTGCGGGGAACCGTGCGCGGACCTTGCGGGCTGCCGCGCTCTGGCGAAGGATCGCCTTCTGCTGTGGGGTGTCAGTCATGTTGCTCATGTGTCCAAAGTATCAACTGTACCTGTTCTTGTCAACCGGTTCTTCTGGCTGTATCGTCATACCCCGAAGGGGGTCACGGTGGCCAGAACAGTAGCCCGACGAGCAACCGCAGTCAGGCCTCGGGTCAAGCCTGCCTCAATGGTGGACCCGAAACGTAGGGGTAAGTGCGGTTGGTGCCTTACGCGTATGCATGACCAGTGTTCCTTCCTTCGGGAGTTTCCTACGGACTGTCCCTGCCCCTGTAACACTTAGAACTCACAACAATAGGTCCGTTAAAAGTAGGCTGAGAATCAATCCGTAAAATTGATTCGAGGCACTAGTGACGGAAACGCTGCTCGACGAAGAACTTGAGTTCGTCGAAGATGAGACTCCTGAAGAGCGTCAAGCCCGTATAGACATCGAGGTCGTTCTCGATGACGTCTCGCAGGCTGCGGTCGACAAGATCGTCGAGAAACTGCTCATCGTGGTCGACGAACTCTCCGGGCACCCACTTAGGCCCTACCAGACCCCCTTCTCCAAGCGGCTTATCGAGTCTCTGGTCATCGGCGATGGTTCCACTTTGACAGCCCTGTGGAGCCGCCAAAGCGGCAAGAGCGAAACTATAGCCAACACAGTGGCTGCATGCATGATCATGCTCCCTCGACTTGCGCCCCTCTACCCCTCCCTCCTTGACAAGTTCAAGGAAGGCTTGTGGGTTGGTGCGTTCGCCCCCGTAGAAGAGCAGGCGAGTACCCTATTCGGCCGAATCGTGGAGCGCCTCACCTCTGAGCGTGCACTGGAGATTATGGCAGACCCAGAGATCGATGAGGCCGTGGGCGGGGGGGCTAAGTCTGTCACGCTGAAGAAGTGTGGCTCACTCGCACGCAAGCAGACTGCACACCCCCGCGCGATTATTGAAGGCCGAACCTACCACCTGATCCTTGTCGATGAGTGCCAGGGTGCGGACGAGAAGATGGTCAACAAGTCAATTGGGCCAATGGGTGCGTCCACCAACGCGACCATGGTTTTCACCGGAACCCCAACCTATACTAAGGGTGTCTTCTTAAAGACGATCCAGGCGAACAAGCGCTTGTTCACTCGGCGCGGGGCAAAGCAGAACCACTTCGAAGCCGACTGGAAAGAGGTCGCGAGGTGGAGCCTTAACTACGCCAGATTCGTTAAGAAGGAACTCCTGCGAATTGGCGAGGACTCTAACGAGTTCAAGTTGGCCTACCGCATCATGTGGCTACTGGACCAGGGCATGTTCGTCACCTCTGAAAGACTTGACGAGTTGGGTGACAAGTCGATGGAGATCGTCCACTCGTACCACAAAAGCCCTGTCGTGGTAGGAATCGACTGTGCCCGCAAGGTGGACTCCACGATCGTGACAGTGGTCTGGGTCGACTGGGATCATCCGGACGAGTTCGGATACTACGAGCACCGAATTCTCAACTGGCTCGATCTGACTGGAATGGAGTGGGAAGAGCAGTACTTCCGCATTGTCGAGTTCCTAGCCAACTACAGCGTGTTCGCCATCGGAATCGACGCAGGCGGTGTTGGAGACGTCGTCGGTGGACGCCTCAAGGTGCTGCTTCCGCACATCCCGATAGAACTCCTTGGATCCCAGAGGCCCGACCAGTCCAAGCGCTGGAAGCATCTATCCGAGTTGGTCCAGCGCGGGAAGATCGGATGGCCCGCCCACGCCAAGAGCCGTCGGCTCAAGACATACCGTCGGTTCCGCCTCCAGATGGAAGACCTCATCAAGAAGTTCGAGGGACCATACGTGCTGGCGGAGGCTCCACGGGAGGCGGACGCGCACGACGACTACCCTGACAGCCTTGCATTGGCAGTAGCAATTACAACGGACTACCAGATGCCTTCCATTGAGGTAACCAACAATCCGATGCTAGAACGCTGATTTAAGCGGCTACCTTCCTCGCGTGATATCTAGCGAGGCTTCGAGGTAACCAACAACCGCTTCCACGAGAAATGACAACCGCCCCTTCAGAACCAATATCCTAGGTATGGATCTAGGAGGTTCGGATGAGTGGATTCTCCGTCGGAGCCCGACCGGACCCTGAGGTCGCTGCGGGTGCTGCGCGTTATCAGCGTGGCAATGGGCTGCAGATTGAGCGGCCACGCTATGGAAATATTGTCATGCCGTCGTCCGCGACGTCGCAGATATCTGCAGCGTATGGCCGCATGCCTTCATTTCATGAAGGAGCCCTTCCTGCTTACCGAGCAATGCGGGAAGAGACCGGTCGGCAGTTCGACTTTATGACCAAGTCCGCACGCCGGGGTGGTCTCGGCATTGACACCGAGGTCACCAAGCAGGACCCCTATGGCTTGGGAGGTAGTTACCACTCGGTAGTCAACGATCTTCGTAACGACGTGCAGAACAACCACCGCATCAAGGTCATGTCCACTGAGACGACTGGGGCCCACCCCTTCTTCAGCAACGATCAGAACGACATGTTCCGGGCCGTTCACGACGTATTTGGGCATCTCGGATCGGGCCGTGGTGTCGATCGACATGGTGAAGAGGCGGCGTTTCAGAAGCACGCCTCGATGTTCACCCCTCTGGCCCGGGCGGCAATGGCGACGGAGACTCGCGGACAGAACGCATGGGTCCACAGTGGTGGCAACGGGGAATTCGGTGAGCAAAAGGTAGGGCTTCTTCCTCCCGCAATGCGACGACTCAACTTCACCTCCGGCGCGGCCTCGGTGTCTGACCGACAGCAGGCGCTTCGCCAAAACCAAGGGCAGGGACTCGACTGATGGCAGATGCATGGGGCACCCCTGGATGGACCTGCACTAACGGGATCCCGCTAACCAGCGACCTTCCTCCAGCAACCGTTCCTACCGATGTCGCTCTAGTCAACATCGTTGCTCAGTTTGGTGCCATCGATGGAAAGCACCAGAACGGCTTTCTTATGTTCGAGGCAAACACGGACCTAGTCCACATTCCCAGCGGGGGAGTCAGCCATAATCCAGCATGGCTGATGAGAGTAATCGATGGGCTCGTCGCTGGGAAGGTTCCGGCCACCGACAATATAACCCTGGCCCGAGAAGACGGGGTCAGTAGTTCCCCCTGGTACTACAAGGTTAGTCTCATCATGTACGGTCAGGTGGTGGACATGTTCTACGCATTCGTCCCATACTCCGCAATCGATACCCCTTTCACCACGCTCGTCCCCATCGTTTAAGAAGGGCCCTTCATGGCTGTCTTCGCCCTGACCATCGCCGATGCCGATGTCCCCCGTGTCGTCGCCGCGCTCTGTAGCAACTACGGGTACACATACGCAGACGTCACCACAGAGAACGCAATCAAAGGGGTTATGGCCTACATAACCCAACTGGTTTCCAACGTGGAGATAACAGCGGCTAGGCAAGCAGCGCTGGCCAGCGTTCCTGCCTTCATCCCAATAGACATAGCCGCTGGCCAATAGGTCCCTACAGATATCTGCTAACAAGGACAGTGCCCCAGACCCTACGCTTGTGTTGATCAACTCTTTCCGGAAGAAGGAACCCCCAATGACTGACAATCTCGCACCCGCGCCGCAGTTCCCCGAGCGAATTTCGGCGACCTACGAGGAGAAGATTGCCCCGTCCATTCCCGGCAATCGCGGCCCTCTGCGCTTTGAGGAAGGTATCGGAACCGATACTGACGTCCCCAATGAGTTCACCAAGGGCGTCCTGCAGGGCTACGTCACGGCCCCAGGCCGTCCGAACCACAACGCGAACGTCTACGAGAAGTTCCCTGAGGAGACCATGGCTGAGCGCGCTCACGTCGGCTCTGCCTCGTGGGTAGAGGCTCCGACCTTTCTCGGCGAGTTTGCGCACGGTGCCTTCTCGCAGAACGCCGAGCAGCACTACGAGCAGGTCGATCGCTCGGGTTCGCGTTACGAAAGAATCGCTCCCTCTGTCGTTACGGATTAGATCCGGTTCCAACTGTTGTGACAAACAGTCCTTCTGGCGATAAGTCCTGCGCGCGCGCCCCTCACCCCGGTCGGAGGTGATGCTGCACAATGTCTATTAACTTTGCTTCGCCCTCGATGAGGGCGTCTGGAAGTGATCTCACCGTATCCATCAGCCCCCTCGGCCTAGTCGAGTTGGCCGATGAGGAGTTCGAAGTACACGGCCCGAGGCTCAACCGCTACGCACAAAACTGGGCGTGGTATTGAATACCTAGGACACCACTGGGCGACCAGGAACCCTTCAGGTGATCAACAGATCACGTTCAACTATGTTAAGGCATTGTCTTAGCGTCCGACTGGATCACCAACTTCACTTTCTCGCGCGGCGTTGAGTTCACCTCTGTC